TGATGTGGTACTCGGAGGCGGTTATGGCGCACAAGAAACTGCAACTTATATGTATCTGTTAAATACAGACTACATCTTCTTGCGCCCACATAAAGAGCGTAATTTCGTTCCTATTGGTGGCGAAAGACAGTCTATTAATCAAGATGCTATCGTCAAATTGTATGGCTGGGCCGGCAACCTCACTTGCTCGAACTCATTCCTACAAGGTGTCTTAACAGGCTCTTAATCCATTTTTTATAAGGAAAAAATATCATGGCTTATACCGTACTCCCTATCGCTGGCGTAGATTTGTCTAATGTAACAACTACAAATGCAAATTCTGCTGGCACAGCAATTGCAACATTTGGCCCTCTAGGTGCTGAAACTTTCGGTAGCGATGGCTTCCGTTATGTTTTTGCCCAAGCAGGTGTGGCTATTGCAGCTTCATCAGCCACTTGCGTAATTAATGCTTCAACATTCCAAGCAACTTTGGGTGCTGGCACATACTTATCAAATGCTTCAATGGCATCTGGTGATTATGGATGGTTCTCAAAAGCATCAGTTTAATCTGATTTAGTAGTAAAATTAAGGGGATACTTCGGTATCTCCTTTTTTTTAACCCTTAATACCTTGAGGAGATTTAAATGGCACTACCTAGCGATGAAAACAATGCAGATTCAAGACTGCAAGTAAGATTTTACAAACGACCTGTTCAGCAAGAAGCTGAAACTATAGCAGAAGGCAGACCAATTTACAAAGAGTTTGATTTTGTGCATATTTGTGTAGCAGGCGATACTTTAACTGAAATTGATACTTATGCTTTACAAAGTCATAAAACAAGATTTCCGATTCAATGGGCAAATTACCAAAATAGATTAGGTGCAGATGATCAAGAAGTTGTCGGTACACCTGTAGGCGAATGGCCATTAGTTAGCAAAAGCCAGGCTGAAGAATTACGAGCAATGAAATTTCATACTGTTGAATCTATTGCAAACGCTTCTGATCAACAATTGCAACGTATGGGCATGGCAGCAGGCATGAGTCCTTATGCGTTTCGAGATAAAGCAAAATCTTATCTTAAACTAGCTTCATCTTCTGCTGAAACAGATAAACGTCAGCAAGAAATTAACGAATTAAAGGAAGAACTTGCTAAAAAAGAGGCAGAAAGTGTTAAAATGAAAGCTGAAACAGATGCGAAGCTAGCCCTAATGCAAGACCAAATGGCAGCTATACTTGCTGCTGTTGGTGAAAAAAAATCCCGATCTAAAACGGTAGCCACAGAGGAAGCATAAAAATGTCATACAATCTACTCCAAATGGTTCAGCAGGTAACTTCTGAACTAAACCTAGCCATACCCACATATGTAATCGGTAACCCAAATCAAGACGTTCAACAAGTCTTAGCTTTGATTAATCGTGCAGGGTACGACTTGGTTAAGGAGTATGATTGGCAAGCATTAGAATTAGAATATCGTTTTTATACAGAATATCTAACGACTACTGGCGATACCGTAGCAGGCACTCAAGCAATTATAAATATACCTGATACTACAGGATTAGACAATACTTACTCCATTGTTGGAACGGCAATACCGCAAGATACTTATATTGATACAGTTACAAGTTCTACTGCTGTAACTACAACACAAAAATCCTCTACGACAACAGTTGGTGGCTCAGTTACTTTTAGTAAGACAATATATCCATTGCCTGATGATTACGAAACAATTACAGACAATACCCATTGGGATAAAACAAAACATTGGCAAATGCTTGGACCAGTTGATGCTCAACAATGGCAATGGTTAAAGTCTGGTTATATTTCTACAGGGCCACGAGTACGTTGGAGAATATTAGGGAATACATTTCAGATATGGCCACCGTACAATACGCAAGAATATCTAGGATTTGAATACAGGTCTAAAGGTTTTGTACGAAATGTAGACGGTGATGTATTAAATAGTTTTCAAAACGACACAGATACAACGGTGTTAGATGATACTGTTTTAGTTCTATTAACTAAATTAAAATATTTCCAAATCAAATCGTTTGATACAACTGCATTACGACAAGATTATCAGCGTTATTTAAGTATTGCTAAAGCAAACGATAAAGGTTCGGCAACACTCAGCTTTGCGCCACAACCAAGTGCCGTATTGATTGGATGGGCAAACATTCCTGATACTGGCTACGGATCATAATATGTCAGCAACAACAACCTCAATGGCAGCACCTATTGGTGGATGGAATAATCGAGATTCTTTAGCAGAAATGCCACCATTGGATGCTGTGCAAATGGTCAATTTCTTTCCTACACCTACAGATGTACAACTGCGTAAGGGATGGACTAAAACATCTACAGGCATAACTGGAGAAGTTCAAACGCTTATAAATTATCCTACAAGTACAGGATATAAGTTGTTTGCATTTGCAGGTACAAGTATTTACGATGCTTCATCATCAACTGCAAGCGTGGTATTTACAGGACTTAGCAACGCTAAATGGCAGTTTGTTAATATGTCTACAACAGGTGGCGATTTCATTATTGCTTGTAATGGTGTTGATCCTGTTCTTATTTATGATGGCACAAGATGGGCATTTATGGCTACTACGTCAACTGCCCAGACTATATCAAGCATTACTAGAGGTGGTACAGGAAATTTAACAGCTACGCTGACAACTGCATTGGCTCATGGATTAATTACAGGTAATCGAGTCACAATATCAGGTGCAACACCTAGTCAGTTTAATGGTACTTATGCAATTACAGTTACAGGTGCTACAACTTTCACTTACGTTATGGCATCTGCGCCTGCTAATAATGCAACTGTAATGGGTAGCTATACAGTCAACGGCATTACAGGAGTAAACAGTAACACATTTGTTAACGTCAACTTATTTAAGAATCGTTTGTATTTTTGTCAAAACAATAGTTTAAGCTTTTGGTATTTAGATGTGACTGCTATATCAGGTGCAGCAACAAGCTTTGCATTGGGTGCGTTTTTTCGAAATGGTGGTTACTTACAAGCAATCGGAACTTGGACTTTAGATGCTGGTTATGGTGTCGATGACTTTATTATATTTGTAACTTCAATGGGTGAAATCATTGTCTATCAAGGAACAAATCCTAGTGATCCTACTGCATGGGCAATGAAAGGTTTATGGCAAATGGGCCAAACCTTTAGCCGTAGATGCTTTTTTAAATGGGGTGGAGATTTACTTTTATTGACTCAAGACGGTTTAGTGCCGTTAACTGCTGCATTACAATCAGATCGATTAGATCCTAGAATTAATCTTACTGATAAAATCTTTTTTGCCGTTTCGCAAGCTTGTAGTTTATATTATGCAAATTTTGGATGGCAAATTAATTTTCTTGCTGAAGCAAATATGCTTATATTAAATATTCCAACAAACGATGGAATTGAACAATATGTAATGAATACAATTAATAAGTCATGGGCTAAATTTACAGGCATCAATGCTAATTGTTTTATAGTTGCTGGCGATGAAAATATGTATTTTGGTGGCAATGGATATGTTGGACAATTTTTTACAGGTTATTCAGATTATGGCGCAAACATCAATGCAACGTGCCAACAAGCATATAATTATTTCAACACTCGTGGGCAATTAAAACGATATACTTTAATAAGACCAATATTTCAAACAGATAATGGTATGCCAACTGTTTTATGTGGAATTAGTACCGATTTTGATACCCAGCCATTAACTAATCAATTAGCCTTTAATCCTGCAGCAATTTCTGTTGGTGTTTGGGATACAGGTTTATGGGATCAAAGCACATGGGGTGGTGGTTTGATTACTACAAAATACTGGCAAGGTGTTACAGGATTAGGATTTTCTGCATCAATTAATATCAATGTGGCTTCTCAAGGCATAGACTTTCATTGGGCATCTGTCGATTATGTGATGGAAAATGGCGGAGTATTGTAGTTTTTTTATATTAAATCAAGTAAAATAACGGTAATGACCGACTACTTGGTTTTTCTTTTATGGAGAGAAAGATATGGGTCTTTTTGGTGGTGGCGGTGGCGGTCTATTCAATACCGGCCTTTTTGGCGGTGGTGGATTTATGGGATTAGGGCCTGCGCCTGATGCACCTACACCACCTGATTACACAGGAGCTGCACAAGCAACTGCTCAAGGTAATTTAGATGCTGCTAGAGCTGCGGCTGCTGCTAATCGTGTTAACCAAGTAACTCCTTACGGAAATTTAAACTACACTATAAACGGTGCTGATCCATATGGCAATCCGACATGGACTGCAACTACTTCTCTCTCTGATGTTGGTCAGCAATTATTAAATAATCAAAATCAAGCAAGTTTAGGATTAGGTTCTACAATTAATTCGGCTTTAGGTCGTACACAAGAAATGATGGGTAAAGGATTCAATCCTAATTTGCCATCAACAGGATATAATCCTGGTCAAACGTATTACGATGCTGCGATGCAAAGATTACAACCACAAATTCAGCAAAGTCGTGAAAAGTTAAGTAATGATTTAGCAAATTCTGGTATTCCTGTAGGTTCAGAAGCTTATATGCGAGCGCAACAAAGTCAAGGACAAAGAGAAAATGATTTATTGGCTGCTAACACCACAGCAGGATTTAGTGCTGGTTTAAATGCAAATCAGCAAGCATTTAACCAAGCATTAACTAACTACAATATTCCTTTAAATACATTAAGTGCTTTAAGAAGTGGCGCACAAGTGCAGAATCCTACGTTTGTAAATACACCACAACAAGCAACGACTACTGGTGCTGATATATTGGGTGCAAGTCAAATGGGCTATAACGCACAAATGGGTGACTTTAACGCTAAAAACGCTGCTCAACAAAGTTTTAATAGTGGTTTAATGAGATTAGCTAGTGCTGGAATTGCATAGGAAAAAAAATGCCTACATACACATCACAATATATGCCTAATGGGTTTGATCAAAATCAACAAGGTTTATTGCCTGTTTATCAAAATATTGCACAACAACAACAAAATCAAAATGCTGCACTTGCACAACAAAATCAACAAGTTCAACAAGCAGGAATGGTACAAGGAAGTCCTGATCAAATGGCTATGGCGCAAGCACTCAGAAAAAATGGTGTAAGTCCTATGCAAAATGCACAAGCATATGTAAATTCTAAATTTGGTCGTAATCCAATGCAACCTGATACTGGTGAAGCTGCAAACACAGCACAACAATATTATGGTGTTAATTACAATCCTAATTTAGGATGGAGTACATAATGGCAGATCAATTAGGTAATTTATCACCAGAAGAATACGCACAGCAACAAGCAATTACTCGCCAACAACGCATGGCAGAAATGTTGATGCAAAATACGCAACAGCCACAAGGTCAAATGATTGGCAATCGTTATGTTGCACCTAGTTTTTTTGAAAATATTGCACCTTTGTATAGCCAATATAAAGGGCAAAAATTAGCAGAGCAAGGTGATATTAAAGCTGCTCAATTAGCTGAAGCAATTAGAA